TTGCAGTAACATCTAAAGGTGCTTGAGTAAACTTATCTTTTTGATTTTTGATATGATCTTCAATTCCGTTATAAACTGAAGCTTCACAGTTTTCTAAGAATTCTCTAATGTATTTTGCATTAACTACAGCTTCATCTGAGTCATCTGGCTGTATTGCAACTACACTATTAATAACAACATTGAGATTAATTTCAGTTAGGTTTTTAAAACTTGCTTGAAATCTTTCTAATTTCTCTTTGTCGTCTATGCTATCATTGTTTACAATAGCAAAGATTCGTTGTTGTTCGAATGCCTTTATTGCTTGACTGGTCATTGTTTTATAATCAACAGGTTTAATCTGTATTTTAAATCCTGGAATTTGAAATGTATCTTCGTAAACTGCACTTTGATATCTATCAAATATAGTTTGTAAATCTAAGCTAAAATCTTTAGTAATTTTAGTGTTAGGTACTGTTGTAGTCATATCAATACTATTTCCAAAACTTGCCATTCTAATAGCAATTAAAATTGCATCTGAATCAATTGACGGCATTTTCCAAGCATCTTTAATGTTTGGCATACAACTTTGAATTACATCAACAGTTGCTTGTCCATTTAACAACGCATCTGGCGTTTTAAATGTAATTTCGTCTTTGGCTGTCATTGCGTATACTGGATATTCACCTGTTTCAGTTTTTTCTAAACTGTTACCAGACCAATAATTTCCCTCACTTGGCAATTTGATGTAGATTTTTGGTTGTCTTAAATGTTTAGTAAGTGGATTACCTTGTGGTTGTGCTGTTGGCACTCCCGACAATCCAGCTTGCTGTTGTTGTCCTACGTTTTGCATTTGAGACATTTGCTCTTGCATTTGTTTCAATTGCTCTTGTGTAGGGTTATTATTATCTACCATGTTTATATCTCCTGCTAAATACTATTGTAAATGTAGCATACATATTTATAGCTATATATAATGTGAGTACTTAATAATGGCCGTTGTAAAAATCGATATACCTGGAGTAGGGCTAGTTACTGCTGAAAATGCGGCTAGCGAGCGTACCTTACAGGAAATACTAAAAACATTAAATGCAAGCAGTAGCCCGTTTAATACTAGCCGAACTACAGGTAATACTTCAAATAGTGGTAGCGGAGCTTCTAACGAAGTAGAAAAATTAGGTAAACAGTCTAAAAAAACATATACTGGTTTAGGAGTACTAGCAAATATAGCTGGAAAAGTACTTGGTGGAGCATTTAATCTATTAGGCTCTGCTATTGGAACTGTCACAGGATCATTTATTGGATTAGGCAAAGAATTAGCATTCGGCGGAGATAGAATAAGTGATTTTGCAAAGCATTTACCAATACCTGGACTGTCAGCTCTTGCAGGATTGCTTGATAGTCAAATTGATCAGTATAGAGCATTGTCAAATGCTGGAGCAGGATTTTCAAATAGTATAATTGAAATATCAAAAGTAGCGGCGCAGGCCGGAATGCCTCAAAAAGAATTTTTAGGAATGGTAGCTGAGAACTCACAGCAATTAAAACGTTTTGGTGGTAGTGTACAAGGTGGCGGCAGATTATTTGCTGAAATGTCTAAACAAATGAGAATGAGCCAAACAGGTATAAATTTAATGAACTTAGGTTTTACTGCTGGAGAGTTAAACGAAAATATGATTAACTTTTCCGAATTAACCAATATGGCTGGTACAAGACAAAGTTTAACAACACAACAGTTGATAACCGGCTCACTAAAATATTCGGATACACTAGACACACTATCAAGAACAACAGGTAAACACAGAGACCTAATTGCGGCAGAAGTAAAAGCAATGATGAATGATGCAACTATGCAAAGAGCTGTACAAATGCACGGAGAAGAATTTGCATTAGCACTTGCGGCATTACCTGATGGAACAGATAGTTTAGCTAAAGCTGTTCTTGATATGGTTGATGGTATTCCGCATGATGATGTTACAAAAGGATTTTTGCAAGTATCTAAAACATTCCAAGAAGGTGCAGACAAATTTGGCGACATGTCATCAGAAGAAAAACAAGCATTCCTTGCAAAAGTATCTCAAGAAACTACGGCTTATGTTGATTCGTTAAGTGTAGAACAATTAGAAAGTTTGAAGCGGAGCGGCGGAATTATGGCAGAAATTGTTCAGGAATCAGCTCAGCTAAGAAAAGTATCACAAGCCGAAATGGAGAGGATTGCGGAAGAAAAAGATAAAAAAGATAAAATTACTAAGAAACTTACTCAATTTGAACAAACAATCGCAAATATTAGAAATAAGATTAAACTCAGTTTAATTGATAGTGGAATATTTACAAAAGTTACAGATACAATATCAGCGTTTATTCCTAATGCTGAAGAATCAAATACACTGTATGATAAAGCTAACGTATGGTTCAAGGAAAATATTTTGCCAAGTTTGAAAAAGATATACGATTGGTTCACAAAAGAAGGCGAAACAGGAACTACAGGAATCAAAAGTTTCTTAGACTGGTTTGAACTCACAGCATTACCAGCCGCTAAAAAAGCATTCAACTATTTTACAAATTTAGCTACACCCGAAGGCAGACAGCAATTAAAAGATGATGTAATGAAGGGTGTAACTGATATGGCTGATAGTTTAATGAAGGGTATTGTTGATTGGGTTACTGATCCTGAAACTATAATAAAAACACTTACTACAGCATTATTATTGTTAAGTCCAGGAGGTATGTTCTTAACTGCGGTTAAACTAATTATTGCAGGAATAGTGTCAATAATCAGTTGGGATGATATCAAAGAAGCTTGGGGTGCATGGGAACCTACAAGTGGCATTGGTAAAAAGATCAAATCTATGATTACTAGTGCGGCAACATGGATTGGTGATACGTTTTCTTGGACATCTATTAAAAAGAAAATTGGTAGCTTTTTACCTGATAATAAATTAGGTAATTGGGCTAGAGGGAAATTAGGTATAGGTGCAGAAGACGATACATCAGCTTTAGCTGATACTGTAGACAAAAAAGAAGTAGCAGAAGCTCAAAATCCGGAACCAGAAAAGAAAAACGAAGCCGAAAATACTGAAGTAGCAGAAAAACAAACAAAGAAAACAGAAGAAACTGCAAAAGCCACATCAGACTCACAAACTGAGCTTGCGATGTTAAATAATAGTATGAAACAGCTTATTGATTTAACCAAAAAGAACACTACAGCAGTTAATAATTTAAACGGAAATCTAATAAGAAGTTAAGGAAAGAAAACAAATGAGTTGGAAACGGTATTTTACACCAGTAGAAGGACAAGCAGGAACAAGCAGTCCATTAAGTATGGGTCAAGGCACACAGCCAGGACCAGCACGTTCAAACTATTCAAGTTTTCTTCCTGATGTATACACAGGCGCTCCTAACAGAGTTGAGCGTTACGGACAATATAATGTAATGGATCAAGATAGTGAGGTAAATGCCGCACTTGATATCCTTGCTGAGTTTTGTTCACAACAAAACCCAATTAATAAAACAAGTTTTAGTGTTGACTTTAAAAAGATGGCTACTAATTCAGAAGTTAAAGTTTTAGAACAATATTTACAACAATGGACTAAGCAAAATGAATTCACTACACGCATGTTTAAAATTGTGCGTAATGTTTTTAAGTTTGGTGATGCTTTCTTTATTAGAGATCCTGAAACTGCTAAATGGCATCATGTTGATCCTGCAAAAGTTTCAAGTATTATTGTTAACGAATCAGAAGGCAAAACTCCAGAACAGTATATCGTAAGAGATATCAATTTAAATTTTGTAGACAAAGTAGCAACAACACCTTATACTACAAACGGTAATGCAACTGGCGGTGGTGACGGATACTTAACCGGTGGTGTTCGTGGTATGGTTGGTAATACACAAACATCTGGTTCAAGTGCAGGACGATTTGGTCACGATAAAACTAAAGAACATGCTATTGATGCAAAGCATATGGTACATTTAAGTTTAAGCGAAGGCTTAGACAATAATGCACCGTTTGGTAATTCACTATTAGAAGGTATATTTAAAGTATACAAGCAAAAAGAATTACTTGAAGATGCTATTATTATTTACAGAACACAAAGAGCTCCAGAGCGTAGAGTATTTTATGTTGACGTTGGTAACATGCCAAGTCACTTAGCTATGCAATTTGTTGAGCGAGTAAAAACAGAAATACATCAAAGACGTATTCCAAGTAAAACAGGTGGTGGCACAAGTGTTATTGACAGTGCTTACAATCCTTTGTCAACTAACGAAGATTATTTCTTTCCGCAAACAGCAGAAGGACGTGGATCTAAAGTTGAGACACTACCCGGTGGTACTAATTTAGGTGAGATTGATGACTTAAAATACTTTACAAATAAACTAGTAAGAGGTTTACGTATTCCGAGTTCATACTTACCAGCCGCGGCACAAGATGAAGGTCAAAGCTCATTTAACGACGGCAGAGTAGGTACTGCATACATACAAGAGCTACGCTTTAACAAGTATTGCGAACGTTTACAGAACCTTATAGCTGAAGTATTCAACCAAGAATTCAAACGTTATCTATTAGAAAAAGGTATTAATGTTGATATTGCAATGTTTGACTTGTTATTCCAACCACCACAAAACTTTGCAAGTTATAGACAAAGTGAATTAGATAATCAGCGTATTGGTACTTTTGCACAGATACAAGCTATACCGTTTATCAGTAATAGATATGCAATGAAACGTTTCTTAGGAATGAGTGATTCAGAAGTAGCAGAAAATGAAAGATATTGGAGAGAAGAAAACGACGAGCTTATGTCAACACAACCAACAGATGCTAGTGCAGAAATGCGTGGAGCTGGTATTAGTGGAGCAGGCATTGATGCAGATTTAAGTGCAGGAGCAGATGTAGCACCTGAAGGCGGAGAAGGCATGGTTACCGGCGAAGGTGAAGGTGTTGATTCAGTAACTACTCCAGATGCAGGCGGTGCAGGCGCCGCAGGTGAAACTCCTCCAGCCGAATAGGATAAATATTAACATGATACTAAGAGAATTATTTTATTTTGACAAAGAAACAGTTGATCCTGTTGAAGATAAAAGATATGATGCTACAGATGATAAAAGCATTGTAAATCGTGATGACACACGTAAAACACGTTTAACATTACGCCAAATAAACAAAGCTCGCAAAGCATCAGAACTACATAACGAAGAAAAACAAAAAGAATTAGAATTCGTACGTCAAATGTACGGCCTTCAAGCACAACCTGAAGTATAGGATGTACACAAATGACTGTAGCGTTTGTTATAGGTAACGGCACAAGCCGTAAAGATATCGATTTATACCCCCTTAAAAATTACGGAAAAGTATATGCATGTAATGCAATGTTCAGACATTTTGAACCGCATTACCTAGTTGCTGTTGACGTAAAAATGATACTTGAAATTAATCAAAGCAAGTGGCAAATGGAACACGAAGTTTGGACCAATCCTAATAAACAGTTTAATGGTATGCAAGGCTTTAACTATTTTCAACCTAGTAAAGGTTGGAGTAGTGGACCAACAGCATTATGGTTAGCAAGTACACATGCACACGACACAATTTATATACTAGGATTTGATTTTCATGGCGAAATAGACGAACACGGAAATAGATCTAAGGTAAATAACTTGTACGCAGGAACACACAATTACAAGAAAAAAGGCGATCCTGCAACATATTTTGGTAATTGGGAGAGACAAACAGCTTCAACGTGTGATGCACATCAAGGCAAACGATTTATTAGAATTGTAGCTGATAATGATGACTTTATACCTAAACAGCTAAAAAAATGTACGAATTTATCTCACATAACAGTTAGTGAGTTTAAAAGATATTATGATTTTTAGACGATTTGTTCAAAACGAGCTCGTTTTGACGCCGTTATCCGTGTATTTTTAAATCATAGTGTAAATAATACTAGACAGCCTTACAAATAATCAAACTATAGGAGAAAACAATGGCAGACAATAAATTAGAGCAAATGCTCGAAAAACTTGTCAATAACGATCGTGCTGGCGCAGACGAACTGTTCCACGAATTTGTTATTGAAAAGTCACGTGGTATCTATGAAAAGATGCTAGAAACAGATTTAGAAGATCTTGAAGTCGATGAAGCAAAAGATGAAGAAGTAGATGAAGCGTCAAATGACGAAGAAACTAACGAAGCTTCAGATGAAGAAGTAGATGAGTCTTCAGACGACGAAGAAACTAACGAAGCAACAGACGAAGAAGTTGACGAAGCCGCTGATGAAGAAGTAGACGAAGCATCAGACGAAGAAGTTGACGAAAATTTTGGAGAAATTACACCAGAAGCTGACCCAATGGGCGGCGACGCGGCTGACGATATGATGGGTGACATCGAAGCAGACGGCGAAGAAGGTGAAGACAGCGACATGGGCGGCGATGAAGAAGAAATCGAAGACCGTGTAGTTGATCTAGAAGATGCTCTTGATGACCTTAAGGCAGAATTTGAAAAAATGATGACAGGCGACAAAGATGGCGATGAAGGCGACGAAGATGCCGCTGACATGGACATGGATGACGAAGGTGATGAAGAGAAGGAAGAGGCATTTGAT